CGGCGAATAAGCAAAAAGATATTGCTCGTCAATTACTCGAACATATCGCAATGGAAGAAGATCCTCGGTTCGTCAATCGAATGCGTGTTTATAGACGAGGTCAACATAGCCGATAAACAGTTCGTAGACGAGTGTTTCGCTCGTCAGGTATCATTTGACCATCCGTTCACGATATTCACGCTTAACGGCGACGTGCCGTCACATTGGGTATATACGGACTACATCAACAGTTCGACGATTATCGGGAAAACTCCCGCTTCTATCTTTGCGGATATGCAGAGAACGCCAAAGGTAAAAGGGCGTTACTATATGCATTGGACGTTTGAGGACAATCCCGTTATGACGCCCGAGAAGATAGAAAGAGCGAAAGCCCTTTACCCTGTGGGGTCGTACTATTACACGATAAAGGTACTCGGCGAGCGTGGCGCGCCCGGTGAACTTATATTCCTCGATTACCTTTCCGACAGCGTGATAAAGCATTACGAATATGATTACTTCGACCTTTATACCGTAGGCGTGGATATAGGCGCGACAAGGGCTAAAAACTCCGTGTCGCTTATAGGCTTTAAACGCGACTTCTCCGAGGCGGCGGTCGTGGATTGTCAGCCGTTCGATTTGTGCGGTTACAAAGAAAAGACGGAACGAATCAAAAGCATTATTCGAGGGTGGCTCGCTAAGGGTATTTATATCGAGGGCGTATTCATTGATAGCGCGGAGCAGAACTACATAAAAGATTTGCAGACGACGTTCAAGTCGGAATATCTTCCGTCCGTAGCGGGGTCGTATAAGGCTACAATCAAGGCGAGAATCGATTTGTTGATAATATTGCTATCATTGGGCAGGTTTCATTTTAACGACAATGAGGGCGGAAAGAAAGCCTTACAAGCGTATAAAATAGCAAAGTGGACAGAGGGCAAGAAAGGCGAAGAAAGAGAAGATAACAACGAGCCGCAGAACGATATTATGGATAGTGTAGAGTATGCCGTTACAAGGCATATGAACGCGTTGTTAAAGGTGGCAACGGAAAGAGGTAAAGTATGAGTTTAAAAGACTTTTTTACAAGGCGGCGGTTAAACCGCTTGCAAAGAGATTTGAATATGCTGAGAGATACGATTAAATTTAACCCGTATGCGGTGGCTATGATAGACAGCGAAACGGATAAAGACTTCTCGCGCCGTATAACGGAATATCGCGTGTGGAGTATGGGCAATTCGTATGTGTTGCGCCGGTTCTTTGTCGGCACGCTCGAATATCGTACCTGCAATTACTTTTGGACACGCGCGCCGTTGTCTTACCGAATGATACATAGCGGCTTGCCGGGGCTTATTTGTTCCAAAATGCCGAGAATACTTTTCGGCAACGGAATAGCCCCCACGGTCTCGGTGTATAAGGATAGCGGAGAGGTTGACAAAAATAAAACGAAAGCGGCGACGGATTACACTTTACAACTTATCGACAAGGTAAAGTTACGCGACGTATTGACGGAGTGTGCGACTAACGAAAGTTGGGGCGGACACTCTTTTATTAAGTTTTCGTTTGATACAGATCTCTCAAACTTCCCGATAATCGAGGCGGCGGATATTATGTCGACCGAGGTTGTAAAAGAGCGTAACGAAACCGTCGCTATAATCTTTAAGACATGGTATGAAGACAAAAAGAAAGGCAATCAGCAGCGTAAATACCGGTTAGACGAGATATACACCACGGACGCGACGGGTGACGCCGTTATTCGCTATGAACTGTATGAACTCACCACAGGCGAAGAAAAGCGCGTGCCGCTTAATTCTATACCCGAAACGCAGAAGATTGTAGAGGCGGTAAACGGCGACGACGAGGTTGTTTTTACGGGTTTAAAGGGTATGCTTGCCTTTGAGAAGCCGAATAAACTTCCGTCGCTTGAGTTCCCGCATTCGAACTATGGCGCGTCCGACTTCGAGGGCGCGACCGATTCGTTTGACGCGGTAGACGAGGCGTATTCGACGATTATCAACGAAATACGAGATAACAGAACGTTCCGGTATTTTGCAAGCCACAATTTCCGCAGAGATAAAGATACGGGCGAGATATTAACGCCCGATGACGGCTTTACCAAAAACTTCGTGCTTACCGAGGGAGATATAGACCAGGAACAAGGAGTAAACAAAAACCGTATTGTAGACCAAATCCCCGATAAGACAGAAGAGCATAAAGCGAAGTATTTAACAGCCGTTACGGTGGCGTTAAACAAGGCGGGTTTATCTCCGTACAGCATAGGCATAACGGGGCTTGAAAGTATCAACCAAAGCGCGGAAAGTCAACAGGAGAGAAACAAGGTCACGCTTGAAACGCGTAAGGCTAAACTCGAATTGTGGACGCCATATCTTTCGAACGTGCTTTCGCAGTTGCTTGCGTTTAATACATACCTTTTAAATACCGTAGGCGCAAAGCAAGACGATATGCCGCTTCCTGATATGGACATAACGCTTTCGACTGTAACGATTGATTTCGGAGAGTATTTACAAGACACCGACAAAGACCTTGTGGATATATGGGGGCTTGCGAAGTCGCAGGGTATATCCTCGACACAGAACGCCGTCAGAGAACTTCACAAGAGTTGGAGTGAAAAACAGATCCTTGACGAAACAAACGTCATACTTTTTGAAAACGGTATGGCAACAGATACGCCAAACGGTTTACCCGATCTTACGGGCATTGAAACCGACGACACCGATAATGACGACGAAGACGACAAGGACGGTAAAGAAAATAAAAAGGAAAAGCAGGGTGGTGATACGGCTTGAGCGATTTAAGGTCGTTTACGCCTGTTGAGCCAAACGTTGCGGGAAAGGCTTTAATTGCCGTTCAGGCGGTAATAACGAAGATAAAGGAAGCAATAGTCGCAAGCGTGGCGAAAGGCGTGTCAGAGGACGAAATAACCCGCCAACTCAATAAGATTATATCAGACTTCTGCAAGACGATAGGTAATGAGGCTTTAAGAGAGCAAAAACGCAAGGCGTTAGTCACTGCGGCGAAAAAGTGGTATTACACAACGACCCGAACGTTTGAAACGGTAAACCGCAATTTGTTATCGATGAGCGGGAACGTTTACCGCTTAGGCGTAGGCAACGATTCAAAGAGTTATTTCAACACAATCAGACCTATGCACGACAGGGGAATAAACATAGGCAAGCCGCTTATAGAAGACTATAAACGAAGCGTTCGGCTTGCTATGAAAGCCTTAGCGGCAGATCCGCCGCTTGTGGTAACACGAAAGGACGGCGTTGTGTATAAAGTGCCGATTCGTAACCGTGCGGAAATGGCGGTAAGATACGACGCAAACGTTAAGGACTTACAGAAGTTCGCGCAATCGGGCGTCGACCTCGTGTGGACTTCTCAGCACCCGAACTGCTCGCCGAGGTGTAAAGATTATCAAGGCAAATTATGGAGCATAAGCGGCAAGAGCGGAAATATAAACGGAATAACTTATCGTCCGTTATCCGAAGCGTTACAAGGCAAGTTAAAGGACGGAAACGGCATTATAACGGGTTATAACTGTCGTCACCGTTTGATAGAGTACACGGAGAACTCCCGACCGCCACAGGAACTGTCAGAGGCTCAGATAAAGAAAGAATACGCAATCGATACAAAGCAACGAGCATATGAAAACAATATAAGGCATATGAAGACGAACGAGCGGCTTTTAAGGGCGGCGGGCGACACAGAGGGTGCAAAACAACTGCGCCGGAAGTGGCGTAAGGCAACGCTTTTATATCAGGCTTATTCGTTCCGAAACGGACGGGCGTATTATTCCGACCGTTGCACGATAGACGATACGGAAGTAACCGAAAAGAACGCTAATTTTGAAAAAGACTTGCAAACCAAAGAAAGCGGTGTTACAATAGACATACAGGACTTTGTTCCCGCAACCACGGTTAAGGAAGCGGAAGAGCAGGCGAAAGAATTCTCGGCAAACGTTAATTATGCAGGCGTGAAAAACGTAGACGCACTTAATACGGTAAACAAGACCTTAAAGCGATTGACAACCGAGTTTCCGATTGACAAACTTGAAACCATAACCGTTAAAAAATTAGGGAAAAACATCTATGCAAGTGCAAATGCAAAAGGGCTTAATATCAATATAAACTATTTAAATAAAACTTCTGAATATGTTGATAGGAAAACTCAAATTGCGGAATATCACAAAAAGATAGAAGAAGCGCAGAATGCAATTGCAAGCGGTGAATATCCTAAAAGTTATGTGAATAAGCTTAAAGATTATATCAAGCAAATGGAAGAACGTTTGAAATATTCACGGTGGGGAGTTAGTGATTCTTCTGATGATCCGTTAGCGACAATCACAACTCACGAGTATGGGCACATTCTTGCAAAGCAATATTTTGGATTAAATGAATATAAGCCGTCTTACGAGATATATGTTCGAGGTAACCATTCGAGATGGTTGGTCGATTCTACATATAACAAAGCAAAAGAAACGGGCGATATATTTAAAATATCACAATATGCAAACAAGAATTCGAGCGAGTTTTTTTCCGAGTGTTTTGCGGCTTATATAAACGGGGAACAGTTGCCTGATTATATTGAGAAGATGTTAAAGGAGACTTTAAAAAAATGAAGCAGTGTAAACATTGCCTTTTTTATGACAAAAAGGAAGATATGGCTATAAGAAAAAAAATAGGGGGAAAAGAGCAAGAATATCACTATTGTGCTTATTTTTATTATAGTCACGGCGACCGTATTCCCACAAATATACTAAATGACGAAAAAGAATGCCCGAAATATTTAGATAAGAATCCCTTTGGTAACTTACCTAAATATTAAACACAACTTAATCAAGGCATAGGGTAACCTGTGCCTTTTTTATTGCAATTTTTCAACTTAATAAATCAAGACGAGGTAAACACCCCGTCTTTTTTTATACCTGCCCGCGCGGGGCTTTAAACGCAAAATTTGTCGTCGCCCGACGTTTAAACAGGCGACACGACAGCGGAAGACACCGCTTAAAACGGAAGTCGTGATAGGAGTAGTAACAGTATGGCAATTAAAGAAATTCTCGGTGAGAAGTACAAAGACGGAATGACCGTCGAAGAGGCAGACAAGGTCTTAGGCGAAATGGGCGCAAAGATTTTCGACCTTTCAAAAGGCGAGTACGTTGGGAGAGGGCGGTATCAGACCCTTGAAGCAGACGTTAAGGCTAAATCGGAAGAGAACGCCGCGCTTGTCAAGCAACTTGAAGAACTCAAAAAGGGAAGTCCTGAAATAAGGGCGGAAATCACCAAGTTGCAGGACGAACTCAAAGCCAAAGACGAAGAGTTCTCGCGGAAGTACAACGCGAGGGAGAGAGAGTACCTCATAGACGACATTCTGAAAGACGCAAAGCCGAAGAACCTCGGCGCGCTTAAAGGCGCGTTAAACGGCAAATTCGACTTTGAGAAAGCCGAAGTAAAAGACGGCAAAGTCGCAGGGCTTTCCGAGATTTTAACGCAACTCAAAGAATCGGACGGCTATCTGTTCGAGGATAGCACACCCGCTCCGAGAGGCGCAGGCTTACCCCCTGCGGGAAAGAACCCGAACGCAAATGACGGAGCGTTCAATTTTAACTTTACCGGCGTTCGGAAAAAAGAGGGTTAAAAAGAAATAAAAACAGGAGTTTAAAAAATTATGGCATTCACTAAGGCAAATTTGAACTACGCGCAGGAATATTCCCGCGCATTGGCACAGGCGTATCCTTACGCCCTTTATTTCGGCAAACTTTACAATGTTGAAAACGATTCGCGTTATCGTTGGATAAACGCGAACACTATTCAGATCCCGATTCTGTCCGTTAAAGGTCGTGTAGACGGCGACAGAGATTCTATCGGAACTGCGGCGAGAAACTACAACAACACGTGGGAATCGAAGCAGATAACGAACTTCCGTAAATGGAGTACGCTCGTTCACCCGCTCGATATCGACGAAACGAATATCGTGGCTTCGATTGAAAACATAACCAAAGTTTTCAACGAGGAACAGAAATTCAAAGAAAAAGACTGCTACCTTATCAGCAAGATATACAAAGACTGGACGGCTCAGTCCAAAACGGCAGACGCAACGGCAATCACCGCTTCGAATATTCTCACCGTAATCGATAAACTTATGGAGAATATGACCGAGAACAGAGTACCCACGCAGGGCAGAATCCTTTATCTCACGCCCACGATGAACACCTATCTCAAGTCGGCTCTTCAGCGTAGGCTTACGGCAACGGATGACGTTGTTCGCAGACAGATCGAAATGCTCGACGACGTAGAAATCGTCGAAGTTCCGTCCGACTGTATGAAGACGGCGTACACCTTTACCGAGGGTTGTGAAATTGCAACGAAAGCAGGACAGATTAACCTCTTCCTTGTTCACCCGTCGGCAGTTATCACTCCCGAAAAATACAACTTCGTTAACCTCGCCGAACCTACGGCGGTTACCGAGGGTAAATATTACTACTACGAGGAATCGTACGAGGACGTATTTATCCTCAACAAGAAAGCAGACGGTATCGCTTTCAATATCACTGCCTCGGCGTGATAAGCAAAAAAAGCGGCTTTGAAACACACAGCGCAAAGCCGCTTCCCCTTGCGGGGCAGGAGATAAGAAATGACTGTTAAAGAAGCAAATAAATTTATAGCCGAATACGCGAGTTATACGGGCAAAGACTTAAACGAACTCGTCAAAACACACCCGCAACTTAGTATGCTTTTAAGCGACGGCGTAGCCCTTGTAAACCGCGTAGAACGTATATTGCAGGAAGAAATCAAGTCGCGGTCGCCGCTTACCGTTCTTGAGAAAATGAGCGTAATGCAGGCGGCGGCGTTCAGAAACGCTATGACGGAACAGATAACGTATATCATAGCGGGCGGGGATTTTTCGCTTTTGACAGGCTATAACGACGTTGACAATACTTCGCTTTCGGTTAAGGAAATACGCGCAAAGCAGTTTTCGCCGTTGGCGATTAAAATACTTTCAAACGCAGGGCTATTATATAGCGGCTTAGATTACGCAAGCCCCGTGCCGTTGGGGTGGTGGGGCAAATGATTCATATAGGCTCGGACTTTGCGATTTGGAAAAAACATATAGTAAGCGCAGAGGGAGAGTATCTCGGCGCACAGAACGTAGGCGAAAGTTTCATTGCTTACGAGCGGGAACTTACCCGCAGAACCGAAAGGAACGTTATCCCCGGAACGACTTCAACCGTGAGCGAGGCGACCGTTGCGCTTGTGACGTCGGATAATATAGCCTCGAAAATAGAGGCGGACGACACCGTAATATGGCGTAATACAAGTTACACCGTTCTCGGTACTTCGTGCGAAAGGAAAAAGGGCGGATATATGTTCCAAAAAAGTTATTTAATCTATTTGCAAGGCTGAAATGTGGAAAAAGTTATATTTGGCGCAGGACGTTATTATGTCCGTTTTAAAGGTGTATTGTCCGGTTGATACAGGCAGATTAAGTGCTTCAATAAACGCGCAAAACGAAAGTCTTTTGATTACAATCGGCGATGAGAATGTTCAATATGCGCCGTATACTAACGAAAGTTGGGATAATTTCAAACCGCCGTTGAAAGGACATAAGAACCCGAACGAGGGTTGGATAGAACGCGCGCTCGATATAGCCGTACCGATAGTTGACAGACTGTTACAAGGCTCGATAACGGAAGCGGAAGCAAGGGAAATAGTAAACTCTAATAGCGCGATATGGCAAAAGAAACTTGACAAAATCGCCGAAAAAAAAGAAGCAAAGGCAAGGACGATTTAAAATGAGATTCGAAGTATGGTATAAGTCTGTTTTAAAAGAAAAAATAGAAAGCAAGGGTTATGACGTTGTAGCCGTAAACGATAACGCTTTCAAAGTCAATACTCTTATGGATAAAAGCGATAAAACCGTGTTAATGCTTGTGCAGGGCGGGAATGTCACCAAAAGCAACATTCACGACTACGATTTAAACACAATGCCCGTAATCGTAAACTTTATCGTGCCGCTTGACAAGAAAAACGACTTTATGAGCGGTCTTTGCGACATATCCGAATCATTGAATGCTTCGTTACATAATACGGTTTTAAACGGCAAATCTATTCGTTACAGAGGTATATACAATACGCCGTACGTACTTGGTGAAACAACCGAGATACGCCACGGCGGCGGCACGATGAAAGTGTGCGCCGTGCAATGGATAATAACGCTTAACTTTGGCGAGGACGCTTATATTTATACTCCTGCGCTTAAACTTATCATAAACGGAACAGAGTATAACGTTACGCAACTTATGCGGTTTGAGTTTGCTTATGCGCCCGCATACGATAATTGGCAAGGCTTCGGAAAGGAAAAGACAGATTCGGTTAAACTATCGGAAGTGCGAACTTTTGTGCTTCAGGTGGCTATGCAGGATTTTATCGACCAGACTGTCGGCACGTTTCAGTATTTGTTGTTTAAAATCGCAACTGGATTTAAGGTTAATTCGGTATCACTCTGGTGGCTCGGACATACAATACCGATTAAGCAGTTTTCGCTTTCGGGAGCAACGGAAAATAACACAGGTTCTTACCTGATATCATTAGAGGCGTAATATGGCGGTTGAGAAAGAAGATAACAGAACATACAACATAAACCTTAACCTTAACGTAAACGGCGGCGAATTGTCGGGCGATGACCTTAAAACGCCCGAGGAAAAGCAGGAATCCGACAAAGGTAATTTCGGAAAGCAGCCGGGCGTTGAAAAATCCAAAAACGTAGATCAAGGTAAAATGGCAAAAGCCTTTGCTAAGCAACAGGGTATGAAAATAGCAATGGCAGCCGTTAGCAATTATGGAAATCTTACAGGCGATTACATTACACAAAACAATCTTCAAACCGCTACAAGCATAGGAATGACTGCCGTTAATATAGGTATGGCATTTGCGGCGGGCGGTGTAGTTGGCGGAGCGTTTGCTATTGGTGGTGAAATAGTATCGCAAGGAATTAATGTTTACAAGTATTTCAGCGATAGGGCAAGGGCAGACAAAAACGCCCATTGGCTCGCTCAGCGGGTAAATTATACGGCATTTAAATGAGGGGCATAATATGGCTACAAACTATTTAAAAATAACTCATACGAGCAAAAAAACAGGTGTAGAAACGGTTATTTTTGACAATACCGCTAATAACCTTATAAACAACGTAGGAACGCTGACAACAGGCGTTCCTATGACGGAATCTATGGACGACGGTATGAATACCGCCGTTTTAAATTTAAAAGAGTGTAACGGGGCAAATGCTGTTCCCGAACTTTTTGAGCCTTACGACGTAATAAAGACTACCGAAAAGACAGGCGATTCGACAACAACAAAAATGTACCTCGTAGGCATAGACCATAGACAAGTGGATAATCCATATCAAAAGACATACGAAAAAACCGTGTCGCTTGTCGAACCAACAAAGTACCTCGATACAATTTGGATTTACAATTGCAATTTAACGGCGAAATCAAAACAGTTGACGACGCAAGTTAAACGGCTTTTAAAAAACGCCGAGATAATACTGAATTACGAATCTCAAAGGGTAAGTATGACGGTGGAGTTGGAAGCACTTTTAAACAACTTTGGCAGCGAAGACTTTTTCTTTGATAACATAACGCTCAGAGAAGCGTTATATCGTATGTTTGAGGTTGCTCACATTGTACCGTATGTAACCGATATTACCTTTTATGAGGGCGATATATCCACGATAAAACTTCATTACAAAACCAAAAACGAATTTACGAATATAACGAGTTTAAGCGGTCACGGCGAGTTTATCGGCGACGAAGCGGAAACCTCAATCGATAACTACTTCGGGACGTTAAAAGCGCGCGGGTATAACTCGGTTGCTAAAAATGTTATGAAAACGGGAGAAAGACCGTTTACAACTACGCAAAATAAATTAACAACTGATAATATGCTTGCAGATTTAGGGCTTCCCATAGAGGACGTTACAAGTTTCAAAGTGGGGTCAAGCAAAGGGGTTGCTTTTAAAATCGGATATAAACTAACTATAGCGTCATTATCTTATTACACGACTGTTACAATACCTTATGAGTTTGATATATCAGACAAGATAATCGATAACGAAGTTTATAATTTACTTACAGAAGATGAAAAAAATTTATCTATGCCATACACAAAGGGTGATAGCGTTATCGGAATGTCTAAAAGTTATAAAACCGTGTTGTTAACGCATTCATCAATTAATGAAATTGTAAACCTTATGGCAAGCGAAACAGACGATGACGGAAACAACAAAATTTTTATATATTTAAAAAATAATAATATTCCTGATAATAATGGTTCAACTGCTTATTTGTCAGCCATTTTTGCAAGTATAAGTGTTGATAATATTATTTCTCTTTATTTTCAAGCCGAGTTTATTCCTCGAATAGACACCGTTATTGAGATAAGCAAGCCCGGTGTTTACGATAACGACCGTTTAAAAATCGGCATACCCGACGGACAAAACGCAAACAGTATAGACATAGTCAGGCACGGTCGGTCGCTCGGAAGTTTAGCCCGCAGAACGGGAAACGCGGAAATACAACTCGATTTTCATTGCGATGATTTCAGTCAACTTATGCCTGTTATGGGCAAATTCAGCAGGTTAACGGGGCGCGACAGTTATCTTAACGGTTATGTTATAACAAAACGCGAATACGGCATATACGACAATCAGATAAAAGTTCGGTATTATTGCACGAAAGACTATCAGGCGATAAACGAACGAATCGGCGTAAACCGAGAAAAAAGGCTCTACGCAATACCGCTCGAAGCGACGGATTGCCCGATTCATTTAAAGTATTACGTAACCGTCGGCCGGACTTCTCGTGTTTGCGGAGATTTTCCTGTAAAATTTGTCAAGTCGCTTATACAAGGGGTTTTATATACCAATCGCAATGAAGATAGCCGCGTAAGTTATATGTATTTACAAACTAATGAGGCGTTATCCGCGCATGGCGACGTTCCCGCGCAGTTAAGCGGAGAGCAATATTTTGCAATGCCGTGTATGGCTTACGCCGCAGATAAAACGGTTGTATTTATGGCTCAGCCGCTTGATAACTACTCCGTGGGTTACACACGCGGCGGGCGATTCCTGCAATGGTGGGGCGGCGGTACGGAAATATTTTATAATCCTTACACCGACGCTAACGGCGAATGTTCAAACTTTACGTTAATTTTGGCGTCGAAACAAGCCGTAGACGCCTCAATCGATACATATCCGAAAGTAACGAAAGGCGACGAAACGACATTGTCGCAGACTATGTTTATAAACTACGTAAAAGACAGGACGCAACGCCCCGTCTTTTTTGTTGATCTGGAATTTTTGCCTGCCGAGGAAGAATATGGCACGATAGTTTTCGGCGAAGCGATAGCGAATCAGAACTCTTTCGTAATATCCGAAACACAGCCGATTCGGTATGTGTACGTCGGCACGAGAAAATACGTTACCGGCGACACAAAAATAGTCGGAAGAAAGTTAACGGGTGGAGCAAACGAATATTTTCAGTTGACTTCGGATAATACCACGGTATCGCTGATTTGCTTTAAAGAAATACATTGTAACAAAGCAAACAACGAGTGCGCTATCGCGATAGGCGATGAAAACGGCAATTTAATTATGGGTTTCAATTTGACGGATATAGAGGCGAACGACAACTTTTACTTTAACATTTCAAGAAAACTTTAAGGAGTAAGTTATGATTATTAAATTTAATAACAGCGGACAGGTTACGGACATACAAGACAATGTGCTTGTTGCGAACGGAACTTACGGAAACGCGGTTATTTCGTTCGTTGCGGACGATGATATACCGCAGGAAACGCTAAAGCAGATAAATAAGGCTTCGCTTTCCGTTATAAGAGCCGACGGCTTAGCCATAAACGACCTTTTCGTTATTGTGGGCGACGGAGTGTATACGGCAGAAATTCAGCCGTCTTGGGGCGTTTTAGACGTTCCGGGAGCAATTCAGATTTCGTGTCAATTTACTTTATCCGGCGGCAGTATACTTGCAACGATAGCGGTTGCGGGCTTTGTTCAGAACAATATCGGTACGCTTACAAAAACGCAGGCGGACGACGTGGAAGAGCGTATTAAAAGTAAGTATATCGACCCGATGAGCAAAAACATATCCGAAAAAGTAGACAAGTCGTCTGTAGGGCAGGCGGCGGGTGTAGCAGGGCTTGATACTGACGCAAAAGTACCGCTCTCGCAACTGCCCGATACGGTCGGAGAAATCCCCGATAAGGTCGATAAAAGCGAAGTCGGAAAAGCCTCGGGTGTGGCAGGGCTCGGCGGTGACGGGAAAGTGCCTATGTCGCAATTACCCGATATTTCGGGCGGGTATCATATCACGATTACCTCGGATACGGGAAAGATAACGCAAGAGCAATATGATTCGCTTAAAGCAGACAAGAGCAGTTACGTTATACTTGATAAAAGTGTCGAAAAAGATATATTCAGGTTTTATAATGAACTTTCAGGCACTTTAAGTTTCAGTAGCGCAGACGCAAATATCCTTATGGCGATAGGCGAAGACTTAAGTTATTTCGTCACACGCAGACCTGTAGAAACCTTAACAAACAAAACAGCAAACATAACGGCAAGTTCAACAGACGTGGAATATCCGTCGGCAAAAGCGGTTTACGGTTTTGTGACAAGCAAAGTCGACGCAATAAACACGGAATTGACTAAATTAGACACGGGCGCGGGGGTGTGATATGGCTATATCAGATACAATCAATTCTTTAAAAAAGCATATAGGCAACGCCTATACGGCTATCGGAAACAAAAAAGGAACAGTGCCGGCAAATAAAAATTGCGAAAACTTACAAGCGGCAATAGAAAGCATTTCTACCGAAAAAGAAGAGCAAGCTAAAACGGTGACTATTACCGAAAACGGTACAAATAAACTGCTTCCCGACGAGAACAAAGTTTTAACGGAAGTAACAATCGTTACGGC